ACTGGCAGACGTTCAACCGCTGGGTACGCGAACGGCACTTGAAGCCGATTCGGTACGTGCGGGCAGCCGGGAAGCATCGGCACGCACCGTGGCGGCGCAGTGCCGAGGATATTCCCGAGTACCGGGTGGGGGATGTGCGGCAGGTGAATCGCAGGATGGCGGAACAGAATCCGGTGAAGGCGCGGACGAGTTGACGGTGCGCACAGTTATCGGCGAATCGAGAGGATGACATGGCGGCCTGCAAGCTATCCCCACCGGAGTACGACACGTCACGCCATTGCGGCGAACACGGCGGCACTGCGTGGTTGTACGGGCCGAACCCGCACCGTTGCGACCGTGCGCCGATGCACGACTGCGGCGATCCGCAATGCCCCGACTGGGAGCATGGACAGCACAAGCACCTGACACAAGAATCATGCGCGGAACGCCAAGGGCACCACGTTATCTGCGAGATACAGGAGTGGCAACGATGAGCGAAACAACGACCGAAATCAACGGCACATGCTGCATGGTTTGGTGTAACCGCCTTGGTACACACGATGCTCACGAGCCAGAATCTCCCGAGGAAATAATTACCCGAATTGTCTACAGCGACACCGACTGGCCACGCTGGTTCGATCAGCAGAGCGCCATCAACGCTTCAAGACTGACAGCCCAGCGCATCCTGGCCGATCTCGAAAGGCGGGGTTTCGACGTAGTCGGAGTTCCAGCTGGATGGCGGGTCAGTATCCGCCCTGACCGCGACGCGCAAATAGCTCTGCTTAACGCTGCAGAAGCTGATGCGTGTTCCTGCCCTGGTGGCCACAAATGAGCAGCACTGAGACCACAGGCCGGCAAGTCGTTATGGGCGACATGGACGCCGTATGCAACGACTGTGGCCACCAGCATAGCGGTGCCGGAACCGCGACGGAATGGACCCACGGTCCGTGCTTCTGCGGCTGTGAAGAGTTGCAGAGATATCGGCGTGGGTAAGCCTGAGAGAGAGTCTGAGCGGCGACAGCGCACGCAGCTCGTCGCGCTGCGCCTGACTCCGGTTGAGCGCGACCTCTTGGTCATGGCGGCGCGGGACCGCGGCATACCGCTCTCGCAGCTCATCCGCGAGGCCGCTCTACGTGACGCGATAGCTCGGCCAGACAGAAGAACCGCTACACGGCACGCGTTGCGGAAATGACAGCGGTGTGATTCGTGCGTGCTATTCTGCCGATGAACCGCGATTTGGTGATTTGTGCATCCCAAAAGCGGGAAATGTGCGCCGCCGCTGCTGAGCAGGGCGGCGTTTTTGCGTCCCCTCCCGCAGCCCAGGAGACCCCATGCCCAACGAAGCTGTCGCAAACGCCGAAACCAAGGAAGTGAACCGCATGGCCAGGACGCCGAAGCCCACCGACGAAACCAACCCCGCACCCGAGCCTGGGGCCGGCACCATCGGCGATGCCACCAGCTCGCCCGAGACCAGCGCCGCGCCGGCCGACGAGCACGCCGAGCACATACACACTGCGGCCGACCCCGACGGTGACCACAAAATCGTCACCCACGTCTGGGCCGCCAAAGGTCAGGTGCCCAAGGCTGCGATCCTGCAGACCGCGATCCAATCCGTCCGCAACGCCATCCCCGTCGTCTACGACCTCAACGCCGAAATAACCGGTGCTGAAAAGAAGACGGTCGACGAACAGCCGGGCACCGAGTTCCAGGTCACCATCACCTACACCCCCCGCGCGGTCGAGGGCAAAACCGACGAAGTCGACATCGCCAAGGTCATCAAGGGTTTGGATGTGCCGCGCTCGATCGACGGCATCACCGGCGCCGAAGGCGACCCCGAATTCCACCAGCGGCAGCCAGCCGAGTTCTGATCTCCGGTGACCGAGACGCCGCAGCCCCCCGAGCAGCCACCGCCGGAACAGTCGGCCGCCCTCGCTGAGCTGCACGCCGCCGTAGACGCCGAACGCGAAGCCCGGCAGGTATTCATCGCCGCCCAACAACGCCTATTCGCCGCCCAAGACGCCTGCGCCAAATACGCAGTCCAAGGACTAAACCCCAGTGCCTAGCCTCGAGTTCTTCCTGCTGACCGCGCGGCTGAACGCTGTCGTCGTCGACTACCTCGACGCCGGCGACGACCCCGACATCCAACCCATCAGCGCCACCATCGAACTACGGCCACGCATCCCCACCGGGAAACTCGTCTGGGGCCCAACCCTGTCACCGCCGCAAGGCATCGCGCTGCCGTCGATCAAAGCCCGCTTCGACACCGACGGCGTCCTCCGCACCATCCAAAACGCGCCCATCAACGAACTGCAACGCATCACCGTCACCGGTGACCCATTCACCCTTTCGTTCCAAGGCGAACCGACCGACGACATCCCGCAGAACGCCACCCACGCCCAGGTCGAAACCGCGCTCGAAGCCTTGTCCACCGTCGGCGCATCCAACGCCAACGTCACCGGCCCCGACGGCGGCCCCTTCGATGTCGTCTTCAACGACGCACTCGGCAACCAAGACGTCCCCCAGCTGACGGCCACCAACGCCACCATCACCACCGTCCGAGCCGGAACCCTCATGGCCGGCGTCAAACTCACCGCCAACACCCCCGCCCTCGGACTCGGCGAATACGACCCCACCACCGAAACCGGCGGCCTCGTCTACGACTGCATCTTCACCAACGTCGTCTACAACAAAAAGCTCCAAGAGATCCACCCGTTCGCATTCGCCGCACCCACCACCGGCGGCGAAACCATCGACCTCGCCACCGTCACCAAACTCCCACCCGCAGCAGGGATCTAGGAGGGGGCCCGCGATGCCAGCGAAGAACAAGCAGCAAGCCGAAATCGCAGAGCGCGGCCGCGAGTACTGGACCACTGGCGCCGGCGGAATCAAAATCCGATGGGGCCAACCCGGTGACTTCGCCAGGTGCGTGCGCCTCATCCGCGAACACACCAACATGACCGACCCAGAAGGCTACTGCTCCAACCTCCACGTACGCGCCACAGGCGCGCGGCCTGGTCACGCAGCCAGCGAACAACGCGATAAGCATTGAGTTGGGGTCAAGCACCACGCTCTACCACTGTCCGCGACCAACACCGCAGACAACACCCACCCGAACGATGCGCGCAATGCGGGGCCACCGACGTACCCCTGATACAGGACCACGTCACCAACCTCGCCAGCAACGGCACAGACGCCATCGACAACATTCAATGGCTATGCCACCCATGCCATGACCCCAAGTCCAAGCAAGAACGCATAGCCGGCATCCAACGCAAGCAGCGATACCGCAACCAGCGCCGCCGCCTGCCCACCCGTCCACACCCCGGCGACCGCTGACCGCTCCATACCCACAGGGGGTAGGGGGGGGTCTCCCTTCGGCCCAGATTCCGCGCCGAATTGGCATAGCGCCTGGCAGTGGCTACGGGTTTTGAGGTCGCGGTGGGGCCGATCCCCCCCCCGTTTCAGCAAATTTGGTGCCGCCCTGGTGGCGGTTTGACCCCGGAGGTCGTACCTATGACAGTGAGCAAGCCGCGGGGCCCGGCCCCGAAGCGGGAGTCGCAGCGGCGTCGGGCGAATAAGCCTGAGTCGCATGGTGAGGCGCAGCCGGTTGTTGCGGGGACGGCGTCGGAGCAGCCGGCCGAGCTCGGTTTCGCGGCGCACCCGCTGATCGTGGACATGTGGAACGCGTTGGGCGGTTCGGTGGAGGCGAAGTTCTTCTCGGCCGCCGACTGGCAGCGGGCGCGGCTCGAGTTGTGGTTCGCGAACAAGCTGGTGCGGCAGCGGAAGGCGATTTCGGCGCCGGCGTGGGCGGCGGTGCAGGCGGGGTTGTCGGAGCTGCTGGTGTCGCCGGCGGACAAGCGTCGGGCGGGTATCGAGTTGAAGAAGGCCGCTGCGGACCCGGACGAGGAAGCAGCGGTTGTCCAGCTCGCCCAGTATCAGGCTGCCCTCAGCTCCGCTTAGTCGTCTCGACACCCTGCCGCCGGAGCTTCCGGCGCTGACGTTGGGGTGGGAGGCGGCGAAGTGGGCGGCGAAGTACCTGCGTCAGCCGAACGGGCCGCGCGCGGGGGAGCGGTTCGTGTTCACGACGCGCCAGTTGCGTTTTCTGCTGCACTTCTACGGGGTTCAGGCCGATGGGTCGTGGATGTATCACCACGGTTCGCGCAGGCTGGCCAAGGGGAGCGGGAAGAGCCCGTTCGCGGCGGCGTTGGCGTTGATCGAGTTCCTGGCGCCGGTGCGGTTGAAGGACTTCGATCGGGACGCCCCGGGTGGTTGTGTGGGGCGGCCGGTGTCGATGCCGCTGGTGCAGATCGCCGCGGTGTCGGAGGACCAGACCGAGAACACGATGCGGATGGTTCGCGCGTTCGCGAAGAAGACGTCGCGGCTGGTGGCGGATTACAACCTGGATCCGGGGCTGACGCGGTACAACTGCGAGGACGGCAAGCTGCACGTGTTGACGTCGTCGTCGGCGACGGCGGAGGGCGGCGAGGCCACGTTCATCGTCGGTGATGAGACGGAGTGGTGGCTGGGTCCGGCCGGCGCGGAGTTCATGAACACGTTGGCCGACAACTTGGCGAAGTCCGGCTCCCGGATGGTGGAGACGAACAACGCGTGGAAGCCCGGGGTCGGTTCGCAGGCCGAAGCGACGTGGGATACCTGGGTGAAGCAGGAAGAAGACCTTATCGAGTTCGGGTCGACGAAGTCGGGGTCGCTGCTGCTGTATGACGCGGTGATCGCGCCGCCGGACACCGATATGGCTGACGCGGAGTCGTTGGAGAAGGCGTTGCGGTTCGTGTACGCGGACTGTGAGTGGAAGACCGACCAGGAGATCCGGGCGATTATGTCGCGGATCTGGCATCGGTCGTCGCGGCCGGATGACTCGAAGCGCAAGTATCTGAACTGGCCGACCGCCGCCGATGACGCGTGGTGTGATCCGCAGGAGTGGGCGAAGCTGGCCGCCGACGGCGTCGATGGCCGCGAGTTACGGGAGCTGGTCGACGGGGAACGGGTGGTGCTGTTCTTCGACGGGTCGAAGAGCCGCGACGCGACCGCCTGTGTGGGCTGCTGCCTGTCGGATGGGCATGTGTTCACCGTCGGGGTGTGGGAGCCCAAAGACGATGTGCCCGTGGATGCTGAGCAGATCGACAACCGGCTGACCGCGTTCTTCGACCGGTTCGACGTGGTGGGGTTCTTCTCCGATGTTCGGGAGTGGGAAGGCTTCGCGAAGGTCACCTGGCCGGAACGGTGGAAAGACCAGCTCGATATCTGGGCGGTTCCGGGCGGGAAGATGCCTGAGCCGATCGCCTGGGATATGCGTTCCCACAGCAAGGATTTCGCGCTGGCCGCCGAACTGGTGGAGGCTGAAATCCTCGAGGGCGCGTTCACCCACGACGGGCATCCCGTGATCGCGCGCCATGTTGGTAACGCCCGCCGGTACGAAACCCGCTGGAATGGGGCTATTTCGGTGAAGAAGGAAACGCCGAACAGCCCGGACAAGATCGACGGCTGCGTATGTGTGATCGGTGCCCGCATGGTGTACCGGCTGGCGTTGGCCGGCGCTGAACCTGAAGAGCCCAGCGAGGCGTTTTTCGTGAAAAGGTGGTGAGGAGTGGACCGTAAGAAGGTCATTGAGTCGGTCCGCTACATCATGTCCGGGCCGCGCGTCGCCGAGATTGAGCGGCTGGACCGTATTCACGAGGCGATCAAGCCGTGGACGCCGCTGTCGGCGGCGGCGAAGGTCGCGCATACGTCGAAGACTGAGGAACCGACGACCGGGATGAAGTGGCGGTCGCAGACGAATTTTCTGCCGCTGGTGTTGGACGTGTTTAGTCAGTCGATGAAGGTCGACAACTATCTGGCGTCGGCGACGAAGGAGACGGCTTCGCCGTGGAAGTGGTGGCAGCGGAACAAGTTCGATGCCCGTCAGACCGGGGTTATCCGGTCCACGCTGCAGTACGGGGTGGCCTATACGACGGTGTTGCCGTCGCTGAACCCGAACCCGCCGCGCGGCGGCGGGCAGGTGGGGGCGTTCATCCGCGGGTTGTCGCCGCGGCAGATGACGTGCCTGTACGGGGAGCCGGTGGAGTGGGTTCCGGGGCAGACCCCGGTCGACGATGACTGGCCGATCTTGGCGTTGGAGATGAAAGACAAGGCGATCCGCCTCTACGACGAAGAGTTTGTGTACTTCGTTGGGGTGGAGAGCGTTCCGCAGTCCGCGTTGGGGTGGAAAGACCCGTCGTATCTGGTGATGGACAACTTCAAGTTCATCGATCAGCGGGCGCATAACGTGGGTGTGTGCCCGGTGGTGCGGTATCGGGACCGGTGGCTGCTGGACGGTGAAGAGCAGTACGGAATCATTGAACCGCTGATCAACATTCAGGCCCGGATCGACGCGACGACGTACGAAATGCTGGTGTCGCAGTACTTTACGGCGTTCACGCAACGCTGGGTGTCCGGGTGGCGGCCACAGAGCGAGGAAGAGGCGTTGGCGGCGGTCGCCGGCGACGTCTGGTACTTCTCGCAGAAGGATGTGAAGGTCGGGCAGTTCCAGGCGGGCGACGTCAAGGGCTATTTGGAGTCGAAGCAGTCCGCTATCCGCGACCTGGCCGCGATCGGGCAGGTGCCCGCGCAGAACCTGGGCGTGGACGCGTTGGTGAACATTTCCGAGGCCACCCTGGCGGGGTTGGAGACCGGGAAGGAACGGAAGTCCGCCGAAATCGAAACGTGTCTGGGTGAGTCGTTCGAGCAGCTGCTGCGGACGTGCGCGCACATCACCGGCGACAAGGTTGCTGCGGAGGATTTCGAGTCCGAAGTGAAGTGGCAGGACACCACTGCCCGGTCTTTGGGGGAGCAGGTCGACGCGTTGATCAAGATGCGTCAGGGCTTGGATGTGCCGGAAGAGATGGCGTGGGAGGACATTCCGGGCTGGACGCGGCAGAAGGTGGAGCGCGCTAAGCGGCTCCGCGACGAAGAACGCGAACAGATGGACGAGACGCTGCCGCAGACCGGGCAGCCAGTCCCCGCCCAGCCGGCCGCGGCGCCGCTGGCGCCGCGGCCTAGCCAGTAGTGACCCAACCCCAGTCGGCGCAACAGCCGACGGTACTGCTGTACGGCAGGGCGCCGATCTATTCGGCGTGGCAGCTGCGTCAAGCCCAGGACACCGCGCTGCGGCCGCTGCTGACGCGGGTACGGAAAACGTTCCAGCTGCAGGGGGTTCCGGTCACCGCCGAGCAGCGCGCCACCATGGTCGACTATCTGTGGCGGCCGATGAGCAACGCCCGGCAACGGACTTACGAGGCGTCGGCGCGGTATCTGCAGGGCCAAGGGTTCACGCAGGCACCGCCGCTGCGCGAGTACCGGCCCGAAGCGGTAGACGCGATGCTGGAAAACACCGTCGAGCGGGTTCTGGTCGCCGGCGACCCGGTCACCGAAGAGAACCGCACCACGCCGCACGTTGTCGAGCAGGCACGCAAGTCGGTGGCCCGGGCGGCGTCGCGGCACGCGCAGCAACCGGCCCGCGAAACCGTCAAAGAGGCGGCCGACGACTCCGGTCAAGAGATCGGGTGGGCCCGGGTGCTGGTCGGGGCGAAGTCGTGTCACTTCTGCGCGATGCTCGCCTCCCGCGGCCCGGTCTACAAGTCCGACAAAACGGCGCTGTACCGCGGCGGCGCGACGGCCGACACCTACCACGACGGCTGTGACTGCATCGCGGTGCTGGTTCGCCGCGGTGTGCCGTGGGAGGGCGAAGATTCCTACCGCAAGCTCGCCGCCCTCTGGGAAGACACCGGCGGCAAAGAGTCGGGGAAGAAGGCCCGCAACAGTTTTCGCCGCGCCTGGGACAAAACGGTCCGGGACGGCGGATCCGGCGATTACATCGCCGACGCAATGAAGCCCCCAGGCGGGGCCTGACGCCCCAGGAGGGTATCGAAGTGACGCAACCAGCAGCACCAGCACCAGCCGAAGAAGCACCTGCGGAGCAGCCGACAGCAGCTGCGCCTGCTGACCCGCAGGGAACCCCGCCGCCGGCCGAG